CGGTTCGTCCCATACTCACCAGCCATGTAATACCGAATTGGATAAGTGCTTTTACCAGTCCGATCATCAACTAACGCCTTATGTCCCTTAAACTTCTTTCTCAGACGTTTCATAAATTTTTGAAAGTCTGAATGTCTTAAACTATTCCACGGTGGTGGGTCTTCATACGTCAGTGTTATGAAACAATTTTTTTCCCACAATTGGGCTTCGTGCATACACCTCACGGCCCATTGTCGAGACCTCTCTAGCAGACAACCTTCGCAACCACCGCAGGGAAGTTTGAACTCGCTGATTGCGTCTTGTCTTCGCCAAAATACTATCTCTCCTTTCGTCGTCCGCCACGCTTGAAGCGGGCTGAAACAAGGCATCTAAAGTCTCCAACCACCTCTCATTGGATTACTACGCAGATTCGCTACTTTAGTCTTGCTCACCTGCTTTCTAAACTGCTTCGCAGATTTACCCTTATTAACTGAATAACGTCGCATCTTATGCTCCTTTTAACTAATTGGTGTCACCTAGCACACTTTAAATCAAGTAAAAACGTGTGCTACTGACGCGGGCTCTATTCAGAGCCCTTGTCTGCGTTATCCGCGACTGGACTTTGTCCAGGCGCTTCTACGCTACCTTTAGCTTCGACTGCAACTGCACCCTTCGCTTCCTTCTCTTGCTTGCGAATCTGAGCTTGCTCAGCTTCGACCATTGCAAGAAACTTAGTCGGATCATTGTCGGCGGCCTTACGAACTTCCGCCGGCAACGACATGAACGCCTCATCGGCTTCCAACAACATATTCTGTAACGCTTGGTAATCCTTCGGAATTACCGTCGCATCAAACTCCTTCCAATTAACTTCATTAACGGGAAGAACGCCGTATTTACGGATCATATTATTTAAATCCGTCTCATCCTTAAAATTTTGTTGAGCCAAAGTCTCATCTTCACATACGAGCGCGGTGTTTTTCGACACCTCATCCCGATCGTAATTGTAAGGGGTTCTTAACATCATCTTAATTCTCCTAACATTTCTAAAGCTCGCTGATAAACACCTACGCCACTATCTTTCAAATACTGAAAAAATCGTTTCACATCTTCCATCGTCGGAATTGCTTTTTCCATTCCCACACTGGCTTCTACCAAGCCAGCTAAAATATTACGATCCATACCAAACTGAATCGCTCTGTATGCCTCAGGATCAATTGCCTGCAAAGTCTCCTTCGCTAGCACTAACAAACGCTTCTCGCGTATATCCAAACGCTTTAACTCCGTTTGTACTTCAATGTTATCAGTATTCGCTATTGTCTGATTAACAGACGCTTCAATCTGACTAACATTCATACGCGCAACTTCCGTTTGCGCTCGCGTTAACTTCGCTTGTTCCGCTTGCACTGCACTAGCGCTAGCTAACTGACCACCCTGTATCCCTCTTTGAACTGCTGTACCAAAATCAGGGATTTGGGCCATTGCTCCCGATGCGGAAGCGGCCGGACCCAACTTAGCGGCAAGCATTGGATTCAATCCTGCCTTTTTCATATCAGCTATCGCACGCTGATAACCTGTTCCAGTCTGTTCTGCCTGGAACGCCATCTGTTCACGCGCTGACGCTTGCGACATCCTGGCACTCTGTCGACTGCCTAAGTAAGACAGCCCTCCAGAAATAAGCGCCGCACCAAGTACGGACATCAGAAATGATCCACCAAGCCCGGTACACTATACATCGGCATTGGTCTTGCTTTATCTATATCGAAGAAACTATCAAATATAAACTGTTGACCATTCGCCTCTGAACCCACAGCTACAATACGCTCCACTGGTGGCGTATCTTCAATAAATGTGGAATTCAGGGTTGGCAAAGAAGCAAAATTCTGAGCCAAATGCCAAGCATCTAATGTACCCGACGCAGTTGATCGCATATAACCAGTAACTTGACTCGGGAGGAACCGATACTCGGCCCATCGCTCTTGATAGCCAAAAACGGCATCATCATTAGCCGTACCATCACAATAAATCTCTTTATTAAGAATCGCTTGCTCGCCCAAATGCGCAAAAACTGGGAAATAAAAATCGTACCGCGTCGAACGCGAATACATCTTATGCATACCCTGTTGATACGTTAAGTCGGCCCTGACGCTACAAAGTCCAATAATAATACCGTGCTCAGTAAAACTAGAGGCAAAACCATGCCCATTAGCAAGACCAGTACCAACAGCACCCAGAGTACCCAACGGAGTATCTGTACCACTGGCTCCACTCGCAGACTGTTGAGCAACCGGATTAACAATGATTGGAGCACTACCGCCTCCCAGATATTCTGGTCGTTGTAAACGAGCATCTGGTGATACAACACCAAAATGACTTCTAACAATCTCTGTATATCGTGTACCACCACGTGCATCACGTTCTAACAAACGCTGCACTTGGAAACTATTACGAATACTATTGATTGTCGCGGCTGTCGCAGTCGACAAATCAGCATACAACTCAGTACTTGGTGTAGCCACACCACCAGAATTTGTAAAAAGCTGACTCCCATTCGTTAGCAACGGATGTGCATTACCTAAATTATCCTGAGCCGTTAAGTACAAAGTACTCGAAGGATCATCATCAAAAGCAACATATGCTTTATCACCTAACGGTAACGTTACCGCATCACCTTTCTGCGGCCAAGGGAGAGCAGAGGTAAAGTAATCATGCCGCTTTCCGC